TCGCTTTCCAGGGCACCTTTTCCGGCCCAAATGCCGAAGCCCGGGTCCGAGCATTCGACAATCTTCGCCTATCCGGTGAAATCGTGTGGCTCACCTGGGAGTCGTTCAGACGACGTGTTGTGGTAAAGAGCTTTGTTGCAGACTATCATAGTCCCTGGTGGATTCCATATCGGGTCAGTTGCGTTGTCGCCCACCAGGCCGGGGTCACAACGGCATCGGCGCCCACCTTGTTTGCGCTGATATCATCTGATCTGGCTAACGCGTTGACCGCGGTCGCAGGCTCGACGGTCTCGCTCACTCCCCTGCAAAGCACGCTGTTCGGCACCAACGCAATGACGGCCGGCACATCAAATCATGTGCAAGCTATCGCAGCCGTTGGGGCCACGCTCGACGGCATCAACACCCAGATTGCGCTGCAGTCCACATCGCTGATCACGCCCATAGAACCAGGTTCGAATCCCGACAGTATCTGCCGGACACTCGTCTCCACGGTCAGCAGCGCCGGCTTGCTGGCGACGGCCGTGAATGCCAGGTCCTATGTGGGACGGATCGGAACGAATCTGGCGCAGTCAGGGGGTTGACGTGCAAACGATTATAACTATCGGCGGGAATTTGTTCGAGATCGCCGCCACTCAACTGGGCAGTGCGCTGCAATGGATAAATATAGCACGGGCCAACAATCTGACTGACCCAATGCTCTCTGGGCCAAGCACGATTGTTATCCCAGCATTTTCATCGGTCCTCTCCGACGGTATTGGACCACAATAATGCACGACCCACGGATCGAGCTTCAGGTCATGCTGAACGGCAGCCAGGTCCAAGGCCTGCTCCATGCGTCCATCGTCGCAACCAATTGTTTCTCGTCTGACTCCTTTGCTCTCACATTCGCCCTCGGGGCGCCGCCGCTATGCGATATCGCGTTATGGTCCTCCGTTTCGGACGGCTATATCGAAATCGGCGTCGCCGCAAGTTACGAACCAACGCCACAAAGCCTCATCAGAGGCATGATCGATACAATTGTGATCGATCCGATACGGGGCACAGCTGCGATCGAGGGCAGAGACCTGTCGTCCACCATGATCGACTCATATCGCCAGCAAGATTTTGTAAACCAGACCGCATCGGAGGTCGTATCGACGATCGCTTCGTATCACGGCCTTGTCCCGGCCGTCACTGCGACGTCGGCCAATGTCGGACGCTATTACGGCGACGGCTATACGCGTTTGTCCCTCGGGCAGTTCTCCCGACTTCGCTCGGACTGGGATCTGGTGGTACAGCTTGCTCGCGAGAACAACTTTGACGTCTTCGTCCAGGGTTCCACGCTGTTCTTCCAGCCATCAACATCTTTCAACGGCATCCCCGTGCAGATTGCTCTGCGCAACGTGAAGACCATGCGACTGGAACGCACCCTGACGATACGCTCCACCGCGATCGCGCGCGTTCAGTCGTGGAATTCCCAGAACATGGCATCGTACACGAGCAATTCCGCCGAGGATGGCGCGGGCGCGACACCGGCGCCGGCCGCCACCGACAATCAACCCTTCCTGTTTTCCGCCTCGAATTTTACGTCGCAGCAGGTCGCCGATTCGGCCAGCCGTTATGCCAGCGAGCTAAACCACTTGGGTATAGCGGTGCATATCGAGATGCCGTGGGATCTCGCGTTGTCGCCACGAACCATAATCATGATCGATGAGACGGATTCCGCCTTCGATACGACCTATAAAATTGACCACATGGAACGTCATTACAGCACGACCTCAGGCTCCAGCCAGACTTTCCGCGCAGCGACTATTTAGACGATACAGGCCAGACCCATTGACTGGGCGTGATTCCGAGGAAACATGATCGATCGACTATCCAACGCAATAAAGTCCCATGCCGCAAGTTTGGATCAATCAACAGGGCAAATCAAATTCGGGACCATAACTTCGGTCAATCCGCAAAATGCAACCGCCCGGGTACTCATTCAGCCCGACGGTGTCCTGTCAGGCTGGCTTCCACTGTTATCACAATGGGCGGGAAGCGGTTGGGGAATGGTTTGTCCCCCTAATCCCGGTGATCAGGTGGTCGTTGTCCCTCAAGAGGGCGATGTAGAACAGGGCATCATTATAGGCCGGAGCTTCTCGAATAAGCAAATGCCGCCGGCAGTGCCCGCGGGCGAGTTTTGGCTCGTTCATCAAAGCGGAAGCTTTCTCAAGCTATGCAATGACGGGACTATTCGGATCGGAGGCGACCTCCATGTCCAGGGCGACGTGTACGACTTGCATGGCCCCTTGTCGGGACTACGGACACATTACGATTCACATACGCACACGATGTCATCGAACGATATGACAAGTCCGCCAACCCCTTTGGACTGACCAGAATGTACGACTTATTCCATGAGTGGGGTAATGACCTGGCCGTAGGCAGCGGCGGCGATCTTGCCGTCTCGACTGGCTCCGGCACAGTCAGTCAGCGCGTTTGCCGCCGATTACTTACCAACCCGGGCGATTACCTTTGGAACCTCGACTATGGAGGCGGGCTGGCCCAATTTGTCGGCACCCCTGCCAACGGAGCCGACATCGAGGCAGTCGTGAGGACCCAGCTTGCCCTGGAAACCGCCGTTCCGGCAACGCCCGAACCACAAGTCAGCGTTCGCGTCGTCGACGCCGCCAATGGATATGTGGTTGCAAGCATCACCTATGCGGATCCGTCCTCCATGGCGCCCGTTCAGCTAAACGTTTCCACGGGTTGATCCGGTATGAACTTAAATCTCAAGCCATTCTCACAGCTGATTGAAGACATGGGGGCAGCGCTGCAAAGTTCGGCCTCCAGTCTGATCGACGTCTCCGTTGGCTCTGTTGTTCGTGCCATATTCGAGGCCAATGCATCTGTCGTTCTCTGGTTGCAATGGCTTGTCGTGCAGGTCTTGCAGGCTACCCGCGCCTCGACATCGAACGGCCCGGACCTCGATTCCTGGATGCTGGATTTCTCATTGACACGCCTCCCGGCTGTACCCTCGACGGGTATCGTCACCTTTTCGCGATTCGGAGCCAGTCTGCCTGCAGCGGTCCCGGTCGGGACCATTGTCAAGACGGCGGATGGATCGCTGGGCTTTTCGGTTGCCGAAGATCCGAATATTTCAATTTGGCAGGGCAACGCTGCGGCCTATTTGCTGCCGACCGGCGTGGCCTCGGCCGATCTGCCAGTGGTCTGTTCGACCAGTGGGTTGGCTGGAAATGTTCTGGCCGGAACAATAACCGTGATCGCGGCCTCCTTGCCGGGCATTGATCAGGTCAACAACGCCAGTCCACTCTCAAACGGAGCCGACGCAGAAAGCGACCAGGCGTTTCGCAGCCGATTTCAGAGCTACCTGGCCACACGGTCTCGGGCAACTCTTCTTGCAGTGCAGAATGCGATCGCCAATGTCCAGCAGGATCTGGATGTCGCGATAGAGGAAAATACCGCTCCTGATGGAACGGTCCGAGCCGGTTCGTTCCTGGTCATCGTCGATGACGGAACTGGATATCCCTCGTCCGGTCTCCTCTCCATCGTGGCATCCGCGGTCGAGTCGGTACGACCCATCGGCACGACATTCGCTGTTGTCGCGCCACGGGTGCTCACCGTCAACGTCACGCTGACTGCGGTGATCGCCTTGGCCGCGGCCGCTTCCCAGAGCATTTCGAGCATTCAGAATTACATTGCCATCTATCTCGATAGCCTGCCCATAGGCAGGGGTGCCTCCGTCACGCGTGTCGCCCAGAACGCCTATCTCGCCGGTTCGGGTATCGAGAATGTAGCCGCGATCCAATTGAACGGCTCATCCTCAGATATCATTCCGCCTCCGCGCACAGTCATCAAGTCGGGCGAGATTCTGGTTACAACCAATGAAGGGTGACCTTGCAGATTTTGTCTGGCGGCTGCGGACAGTACTTCCGAAGCGTTGGTTCGCCGAACAAAGCCCTAACCTCGCAGCGATCCTGACCAGCATCGCCACGCCCTGGGTTTGGCTTTACGGTCTGATCACCTACGTGGTCACGCAAACGCGGCTTGCTACGGCGACAGACGATTGGCTGGACCTGATATCGAACGACTACTTTGGCCACACGCTCAAGCGAAAGACCAACGAAGCCGATTTTTCCTTCCGGCGTCGAATACAGGCAGCGTTGCTTCGCGAGGCTGCCACGCGATCGGCCGTCTGCGCCGGCCTGGAGAGCCTTATCGGCACCCAGCCGATTATTTTCGAGCCTGCGAATTGTGCGGATACCGGGGCTTACGGGGGCTCCGCGGAAGCTTCGAACATGCCAGGAACCGGAATGGCCTATGGCCAGGCTGGCGGCTGGGGAAGCCTGCTGCTACCGCTTCAGTTCTTTGTAACCGCAGCCCGTCCACCAACGCCGGGGCTCGGGATGCTGGCCGGTTATGGCACGTCGAACGGCGGCTATGGCGTGGGTACGATCAGTTACGTCGATCTTTCTCTGTTGCCCGGACATGTGAGCGACGCCGACATTCAGGCGACCCTGTGCAGCCTGCTTCCTGTCAATGCAGTGGCATGGCTGCGGATCATTTAATCTCATCCCAGGAAGTGGTGAAAATACCGCATGGATCGTAATATCGTCTATCCAGGCAGCATTCCGCTGGATACAGACCTTTTGTCTGTCAACAGGAACACCATGATTGGCCTGGGCTTTTTCCTCCAGGCCGTACTCGGTACAACGACCGTTGCTGACGGGCTGCCATGTCAACCGACAAGCCCGGCATCCTTGAGTGTCGTTATTGGACCAGGCAGCATCACCCAACTGGGGCCGGTTGACATCCTCGCTTATGGATCAGCCGCATCCGATCCTGCCGACCTGATCATGAAGATGGGCATCAACCTCGGGGCAACCACCTTTGGTTTGACCGCACCGGTGAGCGCCGGGCAGTCGATCAACTACCTTCTCGAGGCCGCGTTCCAGGAATCGGATGGCAACCCCATCGTCTTGCCTTATTACAATGCAAGTAATCCCGCGCAGTCCTTCAGTGGCCCGGCAAATTCCGGATCGCCTCAGAATACTGTGCGAACGCAACGCGTCCAGTTGCAGCTTAAGCCGGGCCTTCCCGGGAATACCGGCAGCCAAACCACACCGGCGGCCGACAGCGGATGGATCGGTCTCTATCAGATCACCGTCTCGTACGGACAAACCCAAATTACCACAGCCAATATCGTCATCGTACCAACCGCGCCGTTTCTGAGTTGGAAGTTGCCTTCGCTACGACCCGGGGTGGCATCCGGCGTTCAAAGCTTCACCAGCAGTGGGAATTTTATGGTTCCGGCGGCGGTGACACAGGTCGAGGTCGAGATTTGGGGTGGTGGTTCGGGCAGCTTTGCCTCGGTCTCCGGATTGCCAAGTGGTGGTGGGTCCGGCGGCGGATACGCCAGAAAACTGGTTACCGGTCTGCTCCCAGGCCAACTTGTTTGGGTTACGGTCGGCGCCGGTGGGGCGGGTGGCACGGTCCCCGGCGCAGCACCCGGTCCTGGGGGCACCTCAAGCTTTGGCCTGTTCGCGAACGCAACCGGGGGAAGCTTGAATGGCATGGCAACTACGACAGCCCCCGAGAACGGTTCGACGCCGCCGGGGGTTGGGGTTGGGGGCGATGTGAACCTCACCGGGTCAGCCGGACAGGCTGGTCTATCCAACCAGGGCGGCATGGGCGGAGCATCACCGATGGGTGGCGCTCAGAACAGCGGCTCGACAGGAAATCCTGGAACCTTTCCAGGCGGAGGGGCCGCAGGCGCCGGCACCGGCGGAGCCGGCAACAGCGCGTTCAATGGTGCGGTCGGCGGCGGCGGCCTGGTCGTCGTGAGGTGGTAGTTGCGTCCCCGCCGCGCCGTCGAGGTATCGCCAAGTGCAGGACAAGAGACCACCGCCGTTCGGTGCCGCCGACGTCGCGCTGATCTGGACCTCACGCCTCCCGCACGCCGGTTCTGCAGATCAAGACTTCCGTCGGCGGCTATGCTGTCCTCCGCTAATCTTGAAAACATAATAGGTCTTATATGTCGACGACGGTAAGTCATGTGTGGAAGCCAAGTTGCGCTCGCTTGGTAACAGTTGATTCCTTTATTCCTGTTCCTCGCGGTACCACCGCCGTAGCGCCGCCTCCCCTCAACTGGCCCACGAAAGATCCTGGAGATGTTCTGGATTATATCCTGGACATCGCTCCGGCGATCGTCGGGAACGATGGCGACGGGATCGCAACCTTATCGATGAGTGTTGCACCATCCAACCCTGGCGATCTTGTCGTGCAGAGTACCACAGCAGACGGTTCTCGGGTCATACTTTGGCTTTCAGGAGGACAGGCCGGCACGATCTACACGATCACCTTCAGTATAACCACCATAAACGGTCGGTCACTCCACAGAAGCGTGCTGCTCCCCGTGCTCATGCTATCTGTTCCCCCGATTCCACCAAACGCAATCATCACGTCGGCGGGCGTCGTATTGACTGACCAGAATGGAAATCCCGTTCTGTCCACCGATTGATGTTGCTTCGGCATTTCTGAACCTGCCGACCGGTTGCTGCGTCCCCCATCATTCGGATCACGCCCCGCCCAAAGATCACGGGGACCGGAGAACACGTATCCATGCCCACAATTGACGAGCTTGCTCCCGCCACGTCGGCTTCTGACTCTGACGAGTTTATTGTCACCCAGGCCGGGATCGCACGGAAAGTCACACGCGCCCAGGTCCTGAATGGTGTCCAGACCCAGCTTACGGTACCCGCGGGTTCACTGCTCGGCGGACTCGGCACCGGCGCGGGCTCCCCCCAGGTCATTACGGTCGGCCAGAACCTGCAATTTAATGGCTCCACATTATCAGCTACCGCCGCGCCCTTCTCTATCCCGGCTCTGCCGCCCGGCAATGTCCCCGCGAGTGGCGACCTGGTAGCAATGTCGCAGGCAGGCGCGAATGTCGCCGTGACGTATGGCCAGCTCCTGAATGGCATGGCGGGGATTGCCAGTATCAACCTGTCGCAGGCTTTGGTCACGCCCACCGGGGCGGCAACCGGTCAGACACTGGCGCAATTGACCGCCAACATGCTGTCCCCCGCCGGGGGGTCAATGGCAGGCAGCCTCACGCTGGCCGGTGCTCCAATCGCACCCGGGCAAGCTGCGAACAAGGCCTATGTTGACCAGCAGGTCTCCACCAGCCTGGCGTTGTCGGGCGGATCGATGTTGGGGGTATTGACGCTTTCAGCGCCACCGCAGCATCCCCTGGATTCGGTGACAAAGGGATATGCGGATGCAATTGCCGTCGGACTGCTGCCAACAGGCGGTGGTTCGCTTTCGGGAAATCTGCTCCTCAGCGCCGACCCCACCATAGCGCTCCAAGCGTCCACAAAGCATTACGCGGATCTGAAGCTGGCCCGTACCGGCGATACCCTATCCGGGGTGCTCGCTCTTGCCGCGGATCCGGTATCCGCGTTGCAGGCCGCCACAAAGAATTACGTCGATAGCCAGATTACCGGATTGGTGCCCAGATCGGGCGGCACATTGACCGGGGGGTTGTTTCTGGCGACAGATCCCACGAGTAGTGCGCAAGCATCGACCAAGCAATATGTCGACCAGAGAGTCCTGCGGACGGGCGATACGCTCACCGGTGCGCTCATTCTCGCGGCCGACCCGATACTGGCGCCACAGGCCGCCACCAAGAATTACGTGGATACCCAGGGTGCTGGCTCGTTGTTGAGGTCCGGGTCATCGATGACCGGTGCCCTGTTGCTGGCATCGGATCCCGCGGTGCCGCTGCAGGCGAGCACGAAGCAGTATGTTGACCTGCATGTAATGCGCAACGGCGATACATTGACGGGTGCGCTCTATCTCGCTGCAAATCCAACCACGCCGCTGCAGGCGGCAACGAAACAGTATATCGACAATCAGTTTCTGACGGCAATATCCACTTCCGGAGCCACCTTTACCGGGCCGGTGATTCTGGCGGCCGACCCAACCACCGCCACGCAGGCTGCAACGAAACAATACGCGGACACCAAGCTGTCGCGCGCCGGGGACACACTCACCGGCGCCCTCGTTCTGGCTTCCGATCCGGTAACGACGGCTCAGGCTGCCACGAAGAACTACGTCGATGTTCAGGTCGCCTCCGCGCTGCCCCGTGCGGGCGGCAGCCTTACCGGATCCCTCACACTCAATGCAGATCCGGCCAATCCTGGTCAGGCGGCCACGAAACACTATGTCGACGCGCAGGTTGCAACCGCCCTGCCGATCGCCGGCGGATCGCTGACCGGGTTGCTTTCGTTGGCCGCGGCTCCGACGGCCGCGTTGCACGGGGCGACGAAACAATATGTCGATGGCCAGGTTGGGACGGCGGTGCCTTATTCCGGTGGCAGTCTCACTGGCACATTGACCCTCGCAGGCGCACCGACGACACCGTTGCAGGCAGCCACAAAATCCTACGTCGATGCGAACCCGAACGCGGTGGGCGTCATCAACGTGATGCTGTCACCCTTCGGCGCCAAAATCAATGGCGTAACAGATGATACCGCGGCCTTCAAAGCCGCCTACCAGGCCGCTGCGACAGGCGCCACGATCTACGTTCCAAGCGGTACGACCGTTCTGCAGCAGCCAGGAAACTGGGGCATCGCACTGACCAAGCGGGTCAAGTGGCAGGTCGACGGGACCGTGCTCCCGGACGGCACGCCTCTCGCCGCGGCAATTCCAGCAGGTGGAGGGCCGGTCGCTCTCGTGCTCCCGGGATTTGTCACCGGCAGCACCCTGTCTGGGCTGACGACGTCGCAGGGCGCATCGCAAGCGACCGACTTCGCGGTCAACCAGTCGTCCTACATCGTCAACCACAGCGGCGGCACCAATGGGGCCGTCATCGCGAATGTTCGCGCCGATACGATTATTTACAACAGCCCCGGCAATTTCGTCTGGGCCGGCATCGACCGTCTGATCTGGGCGGGAACGCAGACACCCTATGCCGCTACCCCTGCCCAGCATGTGGGTCGCTACATCCAGACGCTGCGACAATCGGCGACCACCGGATCCAACGGACAACTCCTGCCACAACCTCAGCTCTGGGGCGCCTGCATCGAGTACAAAGACCTGACCGGGCAGCCGTCGAGCGTGACCAATTCATCGCTCACCATGGAGATGGACTGGTTCGGGAACGGCCTGGATGATGCCAACGCCAGAACGATCCAGAGTTTGGTCATTGGCCAAACCAATACAGCCGGTCCAGCGGTCGAAGTCGGCAACATCATCGGCGTGTATCTCAGCGGCGGATCCACCGGCAGCGCCAAGACGGTCTTTGGTATCTGCCTTCCGTTCTCAAATGCAGTTCTTGATACCACCAATGCACCGTCGATAAACAGTGCACCGGTCCTCAAGATGTCAGCTGGGCAGGCAATTGCGTTTGAGGCCACCAACAGTAACAGATTGGCCTATGACACTGGAACCCAGACCCTTCGATGGAATCAGGGTACCCTTTCCTATGCTGTCGGCAAAGGTATCAGCGTCGGATGGGTCAGTGTATATTCCGGTTCAGGGACGCTTCCGAATTACCAATCAGGCTATATCGTTTTCCTTACGGGCGCGACCAACTATACGGTTACGCTACCTCCGGCCAGTACTGTCGCTGCAGGAACCGGTTATACATTCTCCGTGACCGGAAGCGGCGCAGTCAGTATTGTGCCAAGCGGAGCCGACGGCATCGATTCCAGCCCGGTTGTTCTCCGTCTACACGATCGCTACCACGTTATTTCGGACGGCATTTCATTCTGGCACGAGCTGTTTTGGACGAACATGGTGTCGCCGCGGTTCCTCGGCCCGATCGCTCTTGCGTCCTATACCGTTGCTAGTCTGCCGGCCGGATGTATCGCCGGTTCGAAAGCATTCGCATCAAACGGGCGCAAGCCCGGCGAAGCGGCAGGGGCGGGTAGCGGCGTCGAAACGTTCTTCGACGGCCAGCATTGGATCTCGTCGTGCAGCGGCGCCTCGGTCACTGCCTAGAGTAATGTTCCGTGCGCCTAGCAGCACGGAACATGCTCCAGGTGCTTGGTTAAAGACGCATTTTCCCAGACCCGGTGACCCCATGCGGTCGGAAAATGCTCTGGTGGTCCATCCCAACGTTTGGTTCTCATGCGTCAGGGTGAATCGGCCCACTGAACAAAGGCAAATGGATAAATCTTACGGTCGATTGCGTCAGATTTTGTCCACTGGCGGCGGCCCCAGTCGCGTATTTTCAAGTTGAGATCATAGATGCCAACAATATCCCAACTGCCGTCAGCGAGTTCCGTTTCTGCCGCTGATGAAATTCCGATAAGTCAAGACGGCGCAGCGAAAGCAACATCGATCGGAGCACTTCTGGCCTCCGTGCAACCTGTGATCATCGTTGCTTCCCCTTCCCTGCTCGGAAGGGCAAGTCTCGGCTCAGGCGGCCCCGAACAGATCGACATCGGTGTCGGTATAAGCCTCGCCAGCGGCACGTTGGTCGCGGATGGATTGGACCACGCGGCGTTTCCCCTGGCACCCAGCCTTTCGAGCGCAATCGACCTGGTGATCTCCAACCAGGGCAGCCCAATGCTCATGCAGTCGTCCCTGCTGCGCGGGCTGTTCTCCGCCGGTCAGAATGTCGCGATCGATCCCAACGGCGTCATCTCCACCACGGCCACAGTTACCAGCACCGTTCAGCCCGGAAATTCGATCGACGAACTGCAACTTGTCACCGGATTGGCGGCACAGGATCTGGTGGCCGTAAACCACAGCGGCACTGATTTTGCGATCCCGTACAATAATTTCATCGCCGGCGTGACAATCGACCAGGCTCAGGCGGCGGGGCCGGCCGGGGACACGGACACCATCTGGGCGGCTCAGGGCAGTAATGTCATGGCCAGCCAGACCTTCAGTGCCATCTGGCTATGGATCGCCAACAAGCTGTCCACCTACAAGGCCCCGGTCGTCGAGATCACGACCAATACAAACCTCGATACGACCGTGCATAATGGCCGCATCCTCATTTGCAGCCAGCCAATCACCCTGACCCCGCTGATCAATAACATGGGCAACGGGTTCCAGTGCACGATAATAAACGCAAGTAGTGGCAATGTAACGCTCGGTTCAGGTTTCGTGAGCTCCAGTGGCAGTCCCGTGCTGGCATCCTGGCAGTCCGCAGCGCTTTCATGCGCCGCCTATTCCGGCGGCACGATCGCGTTCGCCGCTATGCCGACAGTCGCGTCCGCGACCGCAGTTCCGGGCCAGCCAACAGGCCTGTCGGCTTCGAGCACCACCACCACGTCAATCACGGTGTATTGGCAGGCTGCAACGTCCGGCGGCGTGATCGCATCCTATATCGTGCAATTCCGCCCGACCGGGACGACATCGTGGAGCACCAGCGCACCTGTCGTCGGCGCAACAACCAACCAGATCACCGGCCTGCAAGCTGCAACCAGCTATGACATCGCCGTGGCGGCGCAGAATTCGGCCGGTGTCGGCGCTGCCTCGACAATATTGACGGCAGCGACAGCAGGTGTCGTTCAGCCGGCCCCGCCCCCACAGGTCAGCGGTGTGGCGGCAACCCCGACCTCGAGCAGCACGGTCCAGCTCAGCTGGTCCGTGCAGACCGGCAGTGCCGCGGCCACCAGCTTCACTGTGCAATACAGGGTGACGGGCACGTCAGGCTGGACCGCCTCGGTTACCGGCATGACAGGCACCGGCGGTGGTCTGTCCGGGCTTCAGGCGGCGACCAGTTACGATTTCTCGGTCATTGGCGTGAACAGCGCCGGCGCCGGACCAGTGTCCGCAACGGTGACCGCCGTGACGCTCGCTGCGTCGGCATCGGTCACCTCGATCAACTGGAATCTGCTTCCAAGCGGAACCTACACGCATGACAGCGGGACGGTCGGGATCAATGCACAGGTCTCGCCCGCGAGCTCGCCGATCCAGTTCGGCTTCTCGCTCTCGGCTGTCACACCGCCGTCGAGTTGGACCGCGGCGGTGCACGTCAATTCAAATCTGTGGGGCAACTATGTGCCGACCCCGGCGACCGCCGGTACCTGGTATGTCTGGGCCGAGGGCCTCGACGGCAGCGCACCGACCGTCTGCACGACCGCGTTCCTGGTGCAATAGGCGATGAGCCTCGTCTTCGTCCGACCGGGCCACGCCATGGGGATCGGCAACGATCTCCTGGCTCTCTACGCGCCGCTGCAATCCGACGTATCATCGTCTGGCTCCGCGGACTCGTCCTCGACGCTGATCCAGACCGTTCCGGGTGCGGCGGGATGGTGGGACGCCAGTTCGCCAGGCGCACTGAGTGGCCCCGGAAATGCCCCCGCGACGGTGTGGAACACACCGGGCAGCGCTTTGATCGATCTGTCCGGAAACGGCCGAAACCTGGCGCCCTATTCCAATCCGACGAGTTCCAACCTGCCGTCGGGCTCACCGCATCTCTCGGGCCTGCTGGGCGGCGTCGGTTATCCGGTTACCACTGCCGGATTGCTGCAGCCGGCACTGGATCCTGCCTGCGGATGGCACCTGCCGGGATCGACGGTAAGCGGGACCTCAAGCTGGAGCTGGTATCTGGTGTGGTCTCGGCCGAATTGGCGGCAAGGGACCAGCTTCAACGCCGATCCCATTACCCTGCTGACGGTCGGGTCTCAGCCTGTGCTGCAGGCCGACAGCAACGGCGGCAGCGCCCGGCTGGTCCTGTTTCCCGGCCCCGGCCAAATGGTCCTCAGTTTAACTATGGCTCGACGCCATACGCATTCGATCATCATCCGATACTCGCCCGCATCCGGCGCGGATCTATGGCTCGACAACAACAAGGTCGCGCAGGCCGTGCCATGGACACCACCAGCCGGTGCGATGGTCATGCTGCATGACGGCACCCCATCAGGCGCCGCGCAATGCTGGTTTCACGAGGCTGCGGAATGGACCCAGGCGCTGTCGGATGCCGAGGTCACCGCCATCATTGCCTACGCCGGACGTTGGATGCGCGGGACCCGCAAGGGACTTTACCTGCTGGTAAACGGTCAATCGAATGCGATCAATTATTCGATGAATGACGGCGCCGCCGCTCTGCTGGCTCGCGGGATCGCCTGGCATCTGGGTGCCCTGGCCTATAACGTCCTGGACACGACTGGAAGTCCGACAAGCTATACCATGCAGAGCGGACACGGTATCTATGCGGTATCGAGCGCGGGATATCCTGGCAGCTTCGTGCAGGATCCGGGAGATGGTTCCAATCCATCAGGCTGGTCACTGGGATCCGACGGGTTGGCGTTGCAGCAGGCACTGGCTGGTCTTCCGGCCCAGGATCTCGCTGATCTTTGCGCAATAGTCTGGCCGTGGAACGAAACCGACAGCCTCCGGCAATACAGCGAGTACAACACCTTTCAGGCCGCTGCACTACGGTTTCTTTCGTTGCTCCGAGCGATGCTGGGGGATACCAGCGACCGGATACCTCTGGTTTGGTGGAACGCCATTCCCTATGGATCGGC